TTCATAAGCTTGGCTTAAATAATCTACGATTATTTAAGCCAAGCTAGTGTTCTGCTTTTCTAGTTTAGAATTATTCTAAACTAAAATTTTTGTTTTTTTTAGGGAGGGTGGGCCCAAAGTTCACAAGCTCTCGGGCGGGAGGGCCCAAGGGTCTCAAGCAACAGGCGACGAGCTGCGACACATTGCGCGTTGAGCTGAAGGCACAGGTGGGATATAGTGGGATTTAGAAAGGATAAAAACTTATGGCAAAAAAAGAACTTAAACCTGAGTACCAGCCGGGCGGCGCGAAGCGTCACGTGATAATCGACAAAGCTGTCGACTACATCAAGGACCCGCGGTTCGGTTTACAGTCCGATAAGAAATTTTTCTTACTGGATGAAGTTGGACTAACAACAACAGAATACCTGGAGGCCCTGAACCGTGCCTCCAATGGTGAATTGGTTAAGACGGCACTGGGTGACTAGTGCCACTCCCTGGACCGGTCGACGCGCCGCCGCCGCTAGAACACAGACAGTCTGGCGTTGGCCGGTCCTGGGATTGGTGGGCCTGGTGAGCACCATTGGCCCGCTGGTCTTTATCTTTTCTAAGGGGCTCGAGCGTGCAAGCGCTCAAGCCTTTTTTAGATTATATAAAAGGGTGGGCCCGGAGGGCACAAGCATACAAGCAAAATTTTTTAATTGACAGCGAGCCGGTGAGCTGGTAAGGTGGGATTTTATAGGAAGGATTAAAAACTATGTATACACTAAAAGAAATAATTGAAGCCTGGCAACGTTGCTATGGTGAAGATTTAAAAAAAGAATATCCTGGATTTATTAAAGACTTAATCAGGAACGAGAAGAGGCCGGAGGTTTTTAAAAATGAAGATTAAAGAAGCGGAAGTAATAACTCACACATTAAGCAAGCCCGGCAAAATGCCAGGATGGGCTTATAGTACACCAGCCCACGAGTGCAAAACAGGGACCAAGCTTAGAGCGGTTAAAGGCTCAGTCTGTTTCAATTGTTATGCCTACGAGCGCGGCCGGTATAGATTTCAAAATGTTAAAGACGCGCAATACAAAAGACTGGAAGCGCTCAAGCACCCGCTCTGGGCTCGAGCTATGGCTGTTCAAATCAATTCAAAAAAAGTTAAATATTTTAGATGGCACGATTCAGGAGACGTACAGAACCCGGACCATTTACAGAAAATTTTTGAAGTTTGTAGACTAACGCCAGAAATTAAACACTGGATGCCCACGCGCGAAGCGTGGACGAAGGACTACCTGGAAGAGTGCCCGGAAAATTTAATAATAAGATTTAGCGCGCCAATGATTGACCAGGCCGCGCCGGCTAGCTGGCCAAATACGTCGACAGTTTCAACGAAGCCTGAAGACAGGACGTGCCCGGCACCGGACCAGGGCAACCAGTGCAAGGACTGTCGAGCGTGCTGGGACAAGTCAGTTAAAAATATTTGTTACGGTGAACATTAATGGAATTCAGACATCCGAATTATTATAAAAAATTAAGAGCTAACAGGCAACAGGCTACAGGCCACGAGCCCACAGGCCACGGGCAGCGAGCAAGCAAGAGTCCACAGGCCACAGGCCCCGGGCGGGTGGGCCCGAAGGACTCAAGCGGTCAAGCATCAAGCGGTTCGCGGATCAACAAGCGTTGAATGTGGTCCCAATCATCAATTGCGAGGGAAGGTGTTTCACGATGATCGGTCAGTAGACCGGGGATCGCGGAAGACTCATAAAGTTTTATGGCTCCGAGAGAGGCGTCTCGGAGCAGGATAAAGTTACGTTGTGTTCTGGTCAGATGAAACATTCTTTGGTGAGGTGAGAAGTGTACTTTTTTGGTCTTGGTGACTTTAAGTTCAACCATAAAAAAACCACAAGAATCGTGATAACCAACCAAATCTGGCACGCCAAAGGATGCCCAAGATTCCAGTCTTGTCCACTGGATTTTAGGTGTATTTTTCTTAATTAATTTCCAAAATTTAGACTCTGGTTTCACCGGAATTCCTACTTGCTAACTACTACATCTTGTACTAAATTACAAGGATGACACAAGATAAAAAACTCACAGATAAACAGAAAAAATTTGCAGAATTAGTAGTCTATAATGAAGGCCGTATGTCTCCAGCGGAGTGTGCATACGAAGCCGGGTATAAGACTAGGCCTAGACAATCAGCTTCTGAAATGCGAAATCCAAAGTATTTTCCATTGGTGGTTAGATACATTGGTGAATTAAGGGCAGAAGTTCAGGAGAAGTATGGTATAGATTTTGGTAAACACGTAGCAGAGCTGGCAAAGATAAGGAACGAGGCCCTGAAGAACAAGGCCTGGTCCGCAGCTGTAAATGCAGAAGTTGCACGTGGTAAAGCTGGTGGTTTATATGTAGATCAAAAATTAGTTATGACTAGCAACATAGATAATATGAGTTCTGATGAGATCAAAGATAGACTCAAAAGAATCCTAGATGATAACAAAGAAATTATTAATATTACCCCTGATGAAATCGAGCTAGATAATATAAAATTATCAAAAGAATAAGTCCTTGGTGCTTATTCAAAAAGCCATTTACGATATTATGTGCTCTGTCTCCGTGGCTTTTTATCAGTCTTAAAAAGTTTTTCATTTTTACTCCTTACAATACCTTGTGGGTTAGGTCCACGTACTGGTGGTATCGCCTGCCATTTTACGTTAGGCATATTCTTAGTCAAGGTTTTATTTTTCATTTATTTTTTCCATTTTAACTATACACCCTTTTGGAAATACATTTCTATCACTAAATAATTCATCGTTTTGTTCGTAACTTGCAAACGTTCTAACATTTTTATTATCTTTGTTTAATAGATAAGCGTGTGTTACCATAACAGAAGGCATAAATCCCTCTGCTGTATGTAAGTCTGCGTGCCCGGCGTCACCTGTGATATCCAACCACGTGATTTTGTAGAAGTAATATCTCTTCTTTTTAATCACAACAGATTTGTATTTTGATTTTTTAGGTTGTCTCATATTCTATCTTATACTGTATAGTGAGATTTTTGGGCAAAAAAGTTTTTAAAAAAACAAAAAAGGTCGCGCGCGTCGAATACAGTACTGTGCCAGGCTGTGCCAAGACCCTTGGCACACTATTTAGCCAGTAATACCAACGATAATAGCTCAATTTTACCCTGTGCCAAGTGTGCCAGAGGTTTTTTTTACTTTTAAAAAAATAATTTTGCTCAAATATTCTACTATACATTGGCACAATCACGTAAATTTGGCCACATTTGTGCCATTATTTATTATTTTCTTGACTCCTGGACCTTGTATTTCAAACGTGGCGTATGGAGCCCATTGTTTACGAATCAGATTTAGTTCTAAAATCAGATTCGACCATTGTTTGGGACTTATGTTTTTCCCTACTATATTCACCTTTTTCATAATCGATACACAACTTACCTTCTAGGTGGTCCATCTCGTGTTGTATGCACCGCGCTTCTAGGTTGTAGAAGGTCTTTGTGTGATCCTCTCCTTTCTCATCTTTGTAGTTTAGAACGATTCTAAGGTATCGTTTTACCTCTCCGCGTTTACCAGGTGCTGATAGGCACCCTTCGAAGTCTGTTAAAGTTTCCTCACTATTTTTTACTATGACAGGATTAATAAATACTTTGCTGTTATCACCGCTACGTGAGCAATCCATAACAAACATACGTAATTGATAACCAACTTGTATAGCTGCCAAACCAATACCATTATTTTGGTACATAGCTTTTGTCATAAATCTTATTAATCTACTGGTCTTATCATCTAGTGGAAAAGATACAGTATTACTTACTGATCGTAAAAATACGTCAGGATATTTGACCAATTCTATATACATAGGTGCCCTCCACTCTCGCTTTGGGCACCCTTTGGCCAGTGTTCTTTCAAAGAACTCATCAACTTTGTTTATAAGTAGGTGACATAAATCTTTTTAAAGACTCAGCCTTGAGCACAATTCTTGCAGGCTCTGGTGAGTTTATTAATCTACTCTCCTGTAATTCTATTTTTCTAATCTCTTCTAGTCTACCATCCATAGTTTCAATATAGATTGGACAATCAGATATAATTGTACCCTTCTGATCGTTAGTGAATTTTCCTAGAATCTGTTGAAAGTCTCTTACTCTCATCTAATTTCCTTCCTATTACTTTTATTAATTCGTACCATTTCTTGCCCCACATTTGCCTCATTTCACCAGATGTATTCCAATATGCTTTGGCTATATTATCCAGTCTTTTTTGGTCTTGTTTTATAATACTCATCCACCCTCCTTAAAAAGTTATGTTTATATTCTTGGAACTCATTGCCTTCAATAACAAACTCCTGGTAATAATTATCTTTACTACACATCATTACAACACCTTTGGTAATTTGTGTTTTGTAAATAAAATTATGTGCCATAGCATAAGCTGCTAATTGAAGACAATAATCTTCAATCCATTCTCTTTTCTTTGGCTTGTTTGTTTGTTTGAAGTCTATGATCGCGTCCTGGCCTTTATGTATACCAACTAAATCTGTTTGGCCTGCATACAATCCAGGATAATACAAAGTACACTCTGTGCCATAATACTCTGGAACATTACAGAGTCCTTGTTCAATAACTCTAAGAGCCATATTGTGAGCTTGCTTACCCACCTCTGTTTCATCTAGATAACCTTGTTTCAAGATAAACATCTCAAGAATCTTGTGCATCGCGGTCCCTCTTGCTCCGGCCTGGTCCACGATCCGCGTCGCTTCCTCTTCACCTTTCGACTCACGCCACCTGGCTAACGCTTCGCGCTTCTCGGCTGATTGTGTCGCTGACAATATCGTAGTCACCGATGGTAGTTTTTCTTTGTCATTAATATTATAATGACGTTTACCTTCTATTACTTCTCGTACCGTTTTTGGGTATCTATATTTATTATTTTTTATCATTAGTTATTATCCACCTTAACATCGCTGTTGTTGGGTCGTAGCTATCGAACTTCGCACTACAACCAGTTAGTAATATTAATATTATTAAGACTCGCATATTAATTCCACTCCATCTTCTATCATTAAATCTCCTACATCCTTATCTATAAAAGTATTATCTCCAAACTTTGAGTTTTTAGGTAAAGGTTTTTTATACCATTTAGGTTCTTTTACTTTATGTAAATTCCAAGCAATATATTTACCATCATTAAATCTACAAATATAACCTGGTATTTTATTATCAATTTTAGCCTGATTAATTAAAAAATCATATTTTATTTTTTCAATAATCCAATTATTAAAAGCTTTAGAGTGATAGTTCTCTCTGTTTTTAAGTTCTTTTATATAATTAGAATTAACTACATCAATAGAACTAAAAGTCTCTCGTATAACTCTTAATGGATCACGACTAAATACTTTTTCATTTAGTTCTATAATCATTTGTTTTTGTCTTTCTCTCCAACTCATTCTAAACTCATCAACCTTTTATAATCTTGTAAACTTACAACTTTACCTTCCATTTTAATGTGAGCATAATGTTCTAGTATCTGATTTATTTTAGGTAATTTAGTATGAGCCCACGGCCATATTAAACAACAGACGTGAAAGGCATCTCTAAATGTACATCGCCATTTGTATTGCATTAAATATTTTGTGCCATCTTTACGTAAACCTTTTCTTGGTTTCTTAACAACTGTACCACAACCTAATGTTTCGTGAACCCAACGAATCACAGATTGATCTGTCATTGTTATTTCCATACTAATACGTTGTGACATAGATGTTCGATATCCTTCACCATTATGTTTCTTTTTCTTCTCTGGTCGTTTAGCAAAATAAATACTACCTTCACCATCAAAAAGTCCAGCAATATAAGCTCTATCTGTTTCTGGTATCATTAATCATCCTTATATAAAATTTTTTCTTTACCATCGTAATCCATATAATATCCCACGACTTCTTTTTTCTTACGATTATATTTCTTTTTAGACTCTACTTTTCTTTGTTTGTACTTTGATGTTCTAAGGTCTTTGGCTACAGGATTTTTAGTCATAGTAGCCAAATTGTTTCTGAACACTTTCAAGAAATGGTACATTTCTAGTTCCATATCTTTTTATAAAAAGAGTTCTCAAAGTTTTAACTGGTGTGCATCTGGCCATCATTCTTTTTAACCAAGTGTAACTATCTAACTTTGTCACTGTAGCCTCGCTTTCGCAGCCAACTCTTCAATCTGTTCTAACGTTGGCTCCTCTAAATCTAACTCACCTTGTGATTTACATTTATCACATTGGACAATCATATCATAAACTTTGTTGTATCCATTACCCTTACACTCTGGACAAATATATTTATGATTTGCTACTTTTATCTTTTCCATTTGCTTTTACACCTTTGTTGTCTAGAAAAAATCTAATTAATCTTCCGATCATTTTAGATCTTGTTCTATTAGTTTTAGTGGCTAACTGACCTAACTTCTCCCAGTCTTCTTTTTGTACTGATAGAGATTTATATTTATTTGGATCTGCCATTTGTTTCCTTTCTTATATTTATTCTTCTCATATATGGGAATTTACAATACAAAAACAAGTCTTGCAAGTATTATTTTTTTAATATATTGTGATGGTCTCTTCTCACACCTTTTGTTTGTTCGTCCCTTTCTTGGGACGGACAGACAGTTAAGCTTCTATTTTACCCTCATCTTTGACAGGAGTGCATTTATATTGTGGATACAACTGTGAGTTGATTATCATTTCTCTTGTAAAAATACTGTCACCAAATAACAATTCATAAGCTTCACCCAGTCCGTGCTGGACACACTCATAATAATTATCTTTTATCTTTGGGTATTCCGGTGGGGTTCTACATTCGCCCTCTATTGCAGAGCAGATGTAAACTACTAACATCCATTTCATATTATTTTCCTTGGCCGCGATATTTTTTAAAACTTCTACGTTTATGCTTGTTCATTTTACATTTACTAGGAAATCTTCCAATCGAAGTTTTATGAAATGTAGGTTCGTGTGCAATAAAGTCTTTAAATTTTTTAGCCATCTTCGTCTAACCACTCTTTTACAAATGGTTTTGTTCCTTTAGGTGTTGTTATAACTGGTAAATAAGTTATCTTACCATTTACGTGTTGTTCTAAATCACTACCACAACTCATACACCTAAAATAATCTCTATCAATACTTACCAACATAGTGAATTGATCACACGTTGGACATTTTCCATTGACTACTTCAGCCTGGAATTTTAAAGTTTTCTTTGTCATCAATCAAGTATTAACTTCTTTATTGATTTAGATCCATCAATATTTGACTCTAATTCAGCCATAGATTTTATGCATTGATATTTAACGTGTCCATCAGGTTTTAACTGACGTTTAGCTACACGCGCCCCTTTAAGACATTCAGACATTGACGTTTGAATACGCGCTTCCTTGATCTCTCCTTGCACAATCATAAGTAGGGCTACAACCAACTCTGTCATAATACTTTACCTTTGTTTTGTCCTTCTTTAATTACATATTTTTGTGTGCCATTTGCACCAATCTCTACTTCTTTTTTTAAATTTTTTACATAACTCATTTGTTTAGCTTCTTTGTTTATGTGAGCTATATAATCTAAAACTTTTTTAGTGACTCGACCCGTTGCCATTTGCTCTTACCTTATCTTTTAATTCTTCTATATCAGCTAATGCTTTTTCTAATTGTGTATTTAAAAATTCTATATTAACTTTGTTTGTCATATTCATCTCTTGAGTCTTTTCCATTTTTTCAACGGACTTGTACAAATCTTCGATTAAAAAATGTTGTTCCTGATCGGTCGGGACCTGTTCGGATCTCTTTAACAAATCATTTTCAAACAACTCACGTGATGTCTCTAGCGAAACTAACCTGGCCGTCAGCTCGGTGTATGCGAAGACGCCGGCTGCGACGAGCAAAATCAGACTAGCAACCGTTTTCATCGGCATCTGCACGGCAGCGGATTCTGATATGTTTAATGGTTTTTTGTTCATCTAGGTACGTATCCCGGTTCCATAAAGAAAGCCATTAGTACAAGTAATATAATTAATATTCCTGTAAAATAGTAATTCATTCCTGGCTACCTCTAAGTTCATAGCCAAATATATTACACTATTTGTCTTCTATTTTGTAGAACATTTTGTCAGTATCCTCTGTAATCCAGCCTTTATTTTCGACATTCCACTCCGTAGTTTGGACCTTATAGTCTGGTATGTCGTCTCTAGTGGTAAAATTACTAATATTCCAAAGGATGCGATTGTTAGGCTGAATAGCAAAATTCCCGTTATCAAGAGCCAGAACGTGTCCACACTTATGCTCGTGAGGAATCTCACTGTGCTCAGTATCCAGGATATTACTTTCAGGATGACACCAGTCAATGGTGAAAAGATATTCACCATAATATAATTTTTTATCTTTTCCGAAATATTTACCGCGTTGTGATGTTAGATAATTAAACATATGCACACTAGGATAATAACTAAAGCTGTTCCACAGCTGAAGGGTGTCCACTTGCATATCTGGCACGCTTTTTCTGTCACATCCTTTTTGAAAAAACGCTGATATAGGCAATCTAAAAAAGACCGCACCGTTTGGTAACATAATGTGAAATAATGTGGCAGCTCCTGCCATAGATGTGAGCCCAAAGACAACACATTCTTCACTTTCTCCGTGATGTTTTTTAAAGTCATAAAGATACTCCTTCCTTACTTGACAATAAATTGGTGGGATATCTGCATTCAATAAAGCCATTATTTAATATCGCCCCAATTTTCTCCTTGTTCATAGTCCACTTTGTTTGGCACTTGTAATTCTACTGCCGACTCCATTATGCTAATAATTTCTTCTGCTTTTTCTGGAGATTCTACAGAGATGTCCACTTCATCGTGAATTTGTATGTGTGGTATTATACCATTTTCATATAAAGCTACCATACTTTTTTTAGTCATATCTGCTGCACTTCCTTGTATTAATTTATTCAAAGCTTTGTACGTAAATGCACGTTTCAAAGGCTCATCATATTCTTTTCGCGCTTGTTCTAGCGGTAAAGGTTTAAATACACCAAACTGTACCGGTTGCCAAAGATCGAAATGACACGCTCTACCAAGTAAAGTTCTAATCTTACCACGATCGTTTGCTTTACGAGATACATTGTCCATCAATTGTTTTACAAATGGAGCCTTAGTGTGATACTGTTTAATTAATTTTTCTGCAGAGTCTTTCATTAATCCTAACTCTGCCATTAATTTATTTTTACCCATACCATACATTAAACCTAAATTAATTGTCTTGGCCTGTTTACGTTCGATGCCAGCCATATCTGCAACAACCTGGTGAAAGTCTGCATCACCTGCATTGTATGCATCTACAATTTCATCTACACCAGTTAAGTTTTGTAACTTTGCATAGTGTACTAATATTCTAGGTTCTTGTTGTGAGTAATCAAAAGATCCCCACGTAGTATTTTCTTCTGGAATAAATATAGATCTAATCATTGGTCCTAGTTCTGGATGTCTTGCAGGAATTTGTTGCAAATTTGGATTGCTCATTGAGAATCTACCAGTCACAGTTCCACCTGCATCAGATCTTATTTGATTTATGTCTGCGTGTATTCTACCATCAACAGCGTGTTTAGTTATTGAATCTATAAATGTACTGTGAGCTTTGTTAAGTTCTCTTGCTTCAGCAATTGCTTTTGGTAATTCGTGTGGATGATTTTGTAAAAAGTTTTTTGTAAAACTTGGCTCTTTACTTTTTTCTGTTCTATCATACGGCAATTTTAATTTATCAAATGCTTTTGCAATACTACGAGCTGCCATAATTTCTACATCAACTCCTGTTAAGTCTCTGATTTTATTAATTAATTTACGTTCACGATTTATTAAATTTTTTTTAATTTGATCTGCTTTTTCTAAATCTACACGCACGCCTTTGAATCTCATATCAACTAAACAAGGAAATAATTTTGTCTCAAGATTAAATATATCCCACAACTCTTGTTGATATAATTCTGTCTCGAGTCTTTGCCAAAGTTTTAATGTAGACTCAGCATCACGTTCAGCATATTGTCCAACAAACATAGGTGGTAATCTCCACATATCTTTCTTTGCATCGATTCCATATTCTTTTGCAGCTGCATTAAGAATACTTTCATCTTTACCCATACCAATGTAATGTCTAGACAATGTATTTAATTGATAAGAAAGTCTATTCTCATCAATTAAAGACGCTGCTATCATAGTGTCAACAATTTTACCTTTGATATTTATACCTGCAGATCTTAACCAACAAATATCATACATTGCATTGTGAAATATAAACGTAGTATCTGGTTGATTACAAACATCTTGAAGCCACGATAGGACCAGTTTTTTGTCCATATTACCACCGGACTCGTGATGTATAGGAAAATACCCTGACCAGCCCTCTACGGCCACCGCAATGCCAGCAATGTGGCCTTTTCCAGTGACATTACCAGAGCCTAGTTCTTTTAGGTGTGGATCATTAGTCTCTAAATCTATTGCTATTTGTTTGGCACCCCGAAGATCTTTAAGTTCGTCCGGCATAACCCATTCCGTCTCTGGTGTAAACAGAGGTATCTGTGTGCTTCTCACTTGTAGTCCCTTTCAATTATCATCTCAATAAAATGTATTGCTTTAAGTAAATCTTCTTTACCATTTTTATCTTGATGCCTTATTATATATTTTATAGCACATCCTTCAGGATATAAAAGTTTATTCTCAACTACAAACTTACTGGGCTGTATGACATACTTTTGATAGTGATTGCCGCCGTGTTGCTTGTTCCATACTTTGCTCATAATATATAAGCTCGATCAAAATCTCTTGGATCCAAGACGTGTAATTCACGCTTCGCTCTCGTCGCTCCAGTGTAAAACAATCTGTGTAATTCATCTGGATCATAACTCATAGTTTCAAGTGCCGCGTTCGTTATGTCTTGCATCAATAAAACTTTGTCAGCTTCTCCTCCTTTCGCTCCGTGTATTGTTGACATTGTTATACGAGGATTCTTATTTAACATTTCACCATTCGCCCTCATATTACGAATGTAATTTTCTGTGATAGGATCTAGTCCTTCAAATGCTTCGTACCACACACTATCTATAATCAATCCGTGTTTTTCTTTACACTGACTCAGTGTATATTTTTCATCAGAGTGTAATGTTTTACCTTTTCTAAATCCTTCTAATACATTGGTTCCTAAATATTCATAAATGTTTTTTATCTCCAGGTGATTTAACATAGAACCTTTACGCCAAGACTCCCAATTGTTAATAGCTAACAATAATTTTAATGGTATAGAGTTACGTCCTTTATAAGAATAGTACCAACCTTTTAATTCACACACTTCTTTTACTGAGTCTAAAAAATGATTTGCAGAAGATAATACTAACCAGTTACCTTCGGACATATCTACCTGTGTAATGTCAGAATATCTTCGTAATAATCCTTCTTCTGTTCTTGGTTTGTAATCTTTATCAAATCTGTTTTGTACTTGATTAATTATTTTTTGTGATAATTCGTGTATTGGTCCACCAGGTATTCTGTATGATTGATCTAAAGTTTGTATATCATCTACTTCTTCTTTTAATGCAATAAAATGATCTACTTCTGCACCAGCCCATTTAAATATTGCCTGGTCATCATCACCTGCAATATAAGTTTTGTTTGCTCTACTCCACATTTTACGCACCATCTCCCACTGCAATAAAGATAAGTCTTGAGCTTCATCAATAA